GCAGGAGCAGGCCTGGCGTTGGGTGGAACCCATCCTGCAAGCCTGGCGGGACGAGGGGGGGACCGTTTACTTTGATCCATCGAGGGGAGTCCGGGAATTGCCCGGAAACCATCGCTAAATCAAAGACTTAGGGCCTCCGGAGCGCAAATCGCCGCAGACGTTTATTTTGATCCACGGCGAGCGGGTCAATTGTCCACAAGTTGCGAGATAAATCACAGCTCGGAGGGCACGGTTCGGCCACCTGGCGCGCGACAAATGTCACTTCGGCACGCGGCCAGACACGACGGTAAATCGCGGGTCGGCCAGATCGGCGGGGCGCACCTGCTCCACGCTGGTGATCTCCAGGGCGCCCTTCGCGGGGCCTGAGCTGGCGGGCCGCAGGTTGATCGCGCCGACGCGGCCACGCTTGAGCGAGCGGCCTGTGTCGTCAGGGACGATGACCAGGCTGGCGGTCTGGGTGTCCCACAGCACGGCCTGGTAGTTGCGCACATGGATGGGCAGCTGGTCGAGCAGCTCGTCGGGCCAGTCGAACGCACCTGCAGGTTGAGCCGGGACGGCCACTGCGGTCGAGCGGATTTGGGCGTCGGGCAGGTTGGCTTGGACGGCGGCGGTGGTCGGGCCGTCGAGGAAGCCGACGATTTGGGCGGCGCCAGCGGCCTGTGAACCATCTTTGACGGCGCTTCGAAAGGCCTTGAAACGGTCTGCAAGGGCCTCTTGAAAGGCGGGGGAAATGGTCTTTGCCGTCATGCGGTCGCGCAGCTCGGGCGGCAGGCTGGCGAGTTTGCGGCCCAGGGCGACCTCAGGGGCGACCCAGGACACGCCGACGTTGTGGTCCCAGCCGGGGTCGATACCGACAGGCACGGTGTCGACGATGTCGTCACCTCGGGTGACGGTGCGCATCTCGGTGGGAAAGGGCTCGGTGCTGACGCGCAGGCCTTTGGCGTCGATCTCGGCCTGGTTGCGGGCGCGTACGGTGCAGCGGCAACCCCAGCCGTTGGGCGGGTAGTGGACCGACCAGAAGGGGTCAGTGAGCGGCCGGACGATGCCGTTCCATTGGCGGTGCAGCGGGCGGACACGGGCGTCACCGGCTGTGCGGTATTCGAGGAAGGGTCGGCGGTCGCGGTTGGCCCAGAGCTGCGACCAGCGGCCAGCCATATGGGCGCTGCGCAGGTTGGCGTCGAAGATGACGCGGGTGCGCCAGCCGCGGGTGCCGTTGTGGCTCCAGCCGTTTTCAGCGACGGTTTTGTCGAAGGCCTTGCGAAAGTCGGTGATGGTGGTGCCGTTCTCGATGGCCGAGGTCATGGCCTTGTGCAGGTCGGTGACGACGGCCAGGTTGGTGGCACCGGCCACGGTGAACACCTTGGCGTGTACGGGGCCTGCCAGGTCATCCCACGCGAGCGAGCGCTCGGGCAGCTTTGCCTTGAGGAAGTTGATCGCTTCCTTGGCTTTGACGCCAAAGGGTTCAACGGTGGCCATGGCTCGACTCCACGAATGACGGAACTTGTAGGCGGGCTACCATGGTGTTTTAACCATGGAGGAGCCCATGAGCTGGTACGTTTACGAACTGCCGCCCGTTGACAACGGTTGGTTTTTTGCCAAGACAGTCGATGAGGTTGCGCACCTTCTCGCTGAAGCTGACACCAAGGAAAAGCTGGAAGGGGTGCCTGTTCCAAACCTCTTTGCCCCCTCGGTCGATGACTTCCTGCGGGACTGGGAGGCCGCAAAGGACGCTGCGTTTGGCCAGGGGTGGGAGGGCACATTCCGCAGCAATGACCAGCGCGTCGTGTTCGCGGTTCCTCACGAAGGTGACTTTCAAATCGGCTTTGTGTTCAAGCAGGACAACAATGGCAGCACCTATGTGGTGTCCCCAGTGGAGATGCCGCACTTGAATCAGTTCCTCAAGGGCTGATCGGCTTGGGTCGTGAGGCCCAAATGACCAAGCACCTGCAGGCGAAACCACTGCGCGCCACGCGCGTAAGCGACGCACCCGGTTTTGCCTGGGGTCCAGGTCTTGTTGCTGACGGCGGCGGCGGCGATCAACGCTTCGTAGTCGATCTCGGGAACGCGGGACAAGCGCTCGTTCACAGCCAAGAGGGTCAAGGGCTGGACTGGCACGCGACCTTGGACACCCAACTTGGCAACATTCACGACCTCACCCCATTCCCGCGTATGTGCCGCAGACATTGGCTGAGGCTTGGCAGGTTGCTTTGGGCACGCGTCACACCAGGCGTCAGGGCGGTCGCCACACACTGAGTCTTTGAGTGGGCAAACACTGACCACATCGCTGGGCTGCTGCTTGGGGCTGTGCCCGCACAGTGGCCCGCCGCACGCGACACCATCGCAGGCCGCGCAGTAAGTCACCGTGCTGGTCTGCTGCGCCTGCTTCTGGCTTGCGGCTGGGGCGGCCCCTTCGTAGACCTTCATTGTGAAGCCGTGTTTGGCAAGCAGCCGTTGCAGGTCGTGCAGCTTGTAGTTCGGGATGTAGCCAACAAGACCAAGCCACATTTTTTCGAGTTCATCGGCAAACCTGTCAGGCCAGTACCGAATGATGTTGAGCGGCACCTCCGCACCCTCTGCGGGCTGGGCGGCCTGCGTGAGTGCTTCGAGCGCGATGACTTGGGCATCAGCGAGACTCGCGGCCTCGTGTTTGATTCTGTGCAGCGCATCGCGCAGAAGCTGGTCGGTGTTGATCATGATCAGGCTTTCCACTCGACGCAGAAGCCATCGAAGGTGGCCACGGCGTACTGGTCTTTGAAGAAGGCGAGCATGGCGGGCCAGTCGCTGAAGCCGTCTGCTTGGGCGAAGGCAGTGCGGTCGGGCCCGGTGATGTGCTGGCCGTCAATGAACAGGTCACCACCCATGCTGCAGTCGATGCGGACGGCTCGGCAGCGGGTGACTTCGCCGTCGCGCAGGTGCTGCGTGTTGCGGGTGCGCAGGCCGGTGTAGAGGGCCGCGATGTCGCCGGGCTTGGGCCGCTTCCCGTCTGCACGGTTCGCGCGGATGGTCTGGCACTTGGTGCCGCCGACGATGGCCTCGACGAACTGGCGCTTGAAGTTGAACGGGAAGCGGGCCATGGCTCAGCCTTCGAAGTGGTCGGCGTCTTCGGTGTGCTGCTTTGGCTCGCGCTCGAGCGCGATAAGCTTGTCCAGCACCTGGTAGAACTTGGCGCGGGTCAGCTCTTCGTCGTGGGCAAAGACCTCTTCGAAGGCGTTGGATGCGCGCTCGCCGTCCAGCGGGCCGAGGGTGTCGGTCATGCCGCGGAACAGCACGTCGAGCCGGTCGGTGTCGGTGATGGGGGCCTTGGCGAGCAGCTCGGCGACGGGCAGGTCGAGGGCGGCGCGGACGAAGCAGTCTTTGGCTTCGAGCAGCTTGCGCATGCCCGCGCTTTTCTCGGGGCCGTTGGGCAGCAGCAGCTCCAGCAGATCGGCCAGCTGGCCCACAGGCTGGCTGACGGTTTGCAAGTGCGCGGGCAGGTGGCCGTAGGCGAAGTACTTCGCGGTGGTGCTGCCTTGGCGCTTGGGCTCAGCCTGCTTGACTTGATCCTCTTTCCACAAAGCAAAGCCGCTGTCGACTGGGATGTCGTCACCGGGCCGGTACAGGGTGACGCTGGTGCGTTGGTGGACGTTGCCGTTGTGGTCAGTGACGCTCAGGTTGACCAAGCGCTCGCTGTGGACGTAGGCGATGCGAGCTTCACATGGCTTGTCGCTGCTCGCTTGCATGATGGTGCTGGGCTTGTCGAGCATGCCGCCACGGTCATAGGTGCTGGGGATGTACCAGAGGGCCAGGCCGATGATGGGCATGATGGAGGTGGGCTTGTTCATGGGTGCTCTCTCTTGGGTTGTGCCGCGGGGCGGCGGGTTGGGTTGGGTGGTCAAGCGGCGTCGGTGGCAGCGCCACGCAACATGCCGATCTGCAGGGCTTGTTCGACGATCTCGCGCAGGCCTGCGTCGTCGAGGCCACCGACCATGTCCGCGAAGTCGTCACGGAACTGGGTCAGGGTCTTGCCGTCGGCTTCGTAGCGGCTGAGCATTTGGTAGACGGGGTCGAGCACCTGGCGCTCGATGACGTCGTCGGCCGCTGATGCGGCAAGCTCGATGGCTTGGGCCTCGGTCATGCCGAGCTGCTTGGCGAAGGTCCAGCCACGCAGGCTTTGCAGCTGCTCGGCGCTGAACTGCACAGGCGGCTGATCGCCTGAGGTACCGGGTGCGCCAGTACCACCAGGTGGGACAACTGCGGACGGCTTCTGTGCATCGGGAAACAGAGCGTCGTCGTCGGTCTCGGCGGCGGGGATGGCCAGCTCTTCGAGCATGGCTTTCTTGCTTGGCTTGGCGCCCATCTGGCGCACCAGGTCATAGGCCTCGGCGCGGTCTTTGCCTGCGGCCTCTTGCTTGAAGAACTCCAGGCGTGGCGGGGTGACGTCGGGGCCGAGGTTGAAGAGCGTGATCCAGGTGAAGAGCTGGGTCATCGACTCGGCGGGGATGTCGCGGTCGGCGTCGTTGACGGTGGACTGGCGCTTGGCCGCGACTTCGTTGGCAGCGCGTGAGCCGACGCCTTGCAGCTCGGAGGTCATGGCCTGGCTGGTGAGGGCCTTGGACATCTCGCGGTTGCAGCGGTCGATGAGGCTTTCCTGCGGGAGCATGTTGCCGGTGGCGTTGGGCACGAGCAGCTCGACGCCGTTGCCCTCTTGCACCACTGCATAGCCGGATTCGAGCATGCCGCCCAGGGCGTCGCCAAGGGCGTCGATGTCTTTGTCCTGCGTGCCCATGGGGTAGCGGCCAATGGGCCAGGGCAGGCCGTGGCGCTCGCAGTACTTGACGAAGTAGCGCCAGCCTCCTGTCTTGAACGTCCAGGGCCAGAAGCAGCTGCTGAGCAGGGCCTGGCCGTAGGGGTTCTCGATGGTGGCCATGTGGCGGCTCACGATGGCCTGGTAGGGCTCAATGGCTTGGCCCATCAGGTTGCCGCGGCTGATGAGCAGGGTCTTGCCGTAGGTGTCGAACTTGTAGCGGCGGTTGGGGCGGTCGAGCAGCTCGACGGGCAGCAGCTTGCCGTTGAGGATGGGGTTGCCGCTGGTGTAGAGCTGCCAGACGGGCTCGTGCACCTTGAAGCCGGTGAGCACGGAGGAGTTCATCTGCCACATGACCTCCATCCAGTCGGCCAGGGCGTTGGGGCGAACGTTGGCGAGGAAGGCTTCGCAGAGTTCCTTGGCCTGTTCGGCGCGTGGGTCATCGGCCTGGCCGGTGACGACGCGGTATTCGAAGCCACGGAACTCGCCACGGATGGAGCGGATGTCGCCGACCACGTGGGCGTCGGCCATGATCGACGCATAGACGCGGTCGGCCTGGCCCATGGCGCGCAGGATGGGGTCAGGGTTGGGCAGGACGGCCAGGGTGCCGAAGAAGCCGTTGGGGTCGGTGTCAGGTGTGGCCAGCGGTTTGCCGAGCCAGCCTTTGACGGATTGCACGAGGCCTTTGAAGTTCATGTGAAGGGCCTTTGTTGGGCTTATGAACGGCGCTTGCCGGTCTTGATCTTGGGGAGGCCACCGGCACCAGAGAACACCAGGCGCCAGAGGATTTCGAGGGCGTCAGGGCCGTCGTCGTGGTCGGCCTCGGGGTAGTTCTTCAACATGTCGTTGAGGACCGTGTGGCGCGCATGCGTGCGGATGAGGCCGTTGGCCACATGGGGGCTCAGGCCCTCGATGCGCAGCGCCTTGTCGGTGGTCTGCTGGATGGGGCGAGCGGGCACAGGGACGCCTCGCTCGGCGCTTTCCTTGACCAGTACCTGGCGCATGAACTCTTGGAACTGGACGGCCTCGAAGCCCCAGATCAGGCAGTTGTATTCGGCCTGCAGGTTGATGATCAGGTCGATCTGCTTGAAGGGCTGCATGCGGGCGATGCGCGCCTCGACGACGTCGAGCTTGCCGTGTGCGCGGTCGAAGCCACCCACCAGGCAGGCGCAGGGGTCGCGGCCCTTGTTGTTCTTGCCGAGGCTGGGGTCATGGGCGCCGTAGAACACCCAGTCGCGCACGGGCTCGACCCAATAGCCGAGCTGCGGGAACAAGGCCGTTTCGGCGTTGGTGGGGTCGTTCTGGTACTCGCAGTCGAAGGCGTGGTGGTCTTCGGCGCGGATCTGCATGAGACGCAGCAGCGGCCGCATGGTGGGCCAGCTGACGATGGCGCCCTGCTCCATCGCGGCCTTGTTCTGCTGGTAGAAGGCGTCGGCTGCGCCGATGGTGGTGGGCTCGGTGTCGTCGAGCAGGTCATCGTCGCCCTTGGCTTCGTCCAGGAACAGCTGCTCCCATTTCTGCCAGAGGTCCATGCGGTCAGGCCAGCGCAGGATGGCCTTGAACTTGCGGCGCACCCACCGTGGTTTGCGGTGGGTGCGGTTGGCGACGGAGTCGTAGTGGAGGATGGTGTTGAGGTACACCACGTCCATGGAGCCATCGGGCGGGCCCAGGTTGAGCACGCTCTTGGTGAGCCACGCTTCGGTTTTGTCGCGCTGGGCCGCCTGGGTGACGTTCTCGTCGTTCTCGATGTCGTCGAGGAAGACGAGGTCGGGACGGTAGGGGCCATGGCGCAGGCCGCGCATCTTCTTGCGGGCGCCGAAGGCTTGCACCTTGACATCGTTGGCCGAGAGCACGACGCCTGCGTTCCATACGCGCCCGCGGCCTGTGGCCTCTGGGTAGTCCATCTTGAGGCGCGGGTTGTCGGTCAGCTCGGTCTTGATGGCTTCGAGCATCGTGGCGGCCTGGTCCCACGAGTCCATGACGATGGGGATGAATCGCTTGCGGCTGGTGACGATGCACCACAGGGCGAGCAGCTGGGTGCCCAA